CACGAACCACAAATGTGCCCAAATTCTTGAATTTGTATCTGCGCTCACACGCATGAACGAACCATTCTGTGCCGGGCTTTTTGCCCTTTGCAGCCTGGGTCATTGGATAGTACGGATAGGGGCGATTAGTTGTTTTCTTTGCTGCCATCGTTCAATTCCTGTTTGATGCGGTCAGCGACAAGCTTGTCGATGTCTGCCCCTGTGATCTGTTCCACCTTTTTTTCGTAGCGAATCAGTGTCTTGATGAATGCGACCAGTTTTTTCATGCTGTCGGTTCCTTTTCTTTTGGTTTGGATTTCAGGCCGTTGGCACTGAGAACGCCGGCGAGCGAACCCGTCATGAATACGCAAAGGGTCGACACCAGGTCGATGAATGCTGCGTCGTTGGGTGCTTGCTTATTGATTGGCTGGGTGACGAAAACCAGCGCGTACAGCATGACCAGGACGGAACATGCGAAAACAAATGCGAGGGTGAGCCCGATCACGAAAATTAGTCGTGCGTGGATTTCTTCGGGTGTGTGCCTTTTGTCAGGGTGTTGTCGTACTGGTGGCACGGGTCATTTCCTCAGGTAGTAGGTCGTCGGTGCAGGTGTCGGATGCGTTGCACACTGGCGGGTTGCATTCGACTGTTTCCCAGTTGGCTGGGTCTTGACATGGGTAGCGATAGCCCCCCTGGTAGCCACAGCTACTGAGCAGGATGACTAGCGGAATCAGTCGTCGCATCGGTCGGCCTTGTCAATGGTGCGGGTGGTTCTGCGTCGTGCTCCCACAAAATGAGAACATCGCCGGCGATAGCCCACCCATCGGTGAAACCTGCGTCGCGTAACAGTTTTGCGGTTGGGTCTTCAATCATGCAGAAATCTCCATCAGAATTATGTTTCCAGGGTTTGAGTTGACTTGTGTGTAAAAAGTCCCTGAACCGAGGCCACGATTTTGTTCGGTTTTGTAGGTCAGTGTTGATGTGCTTGCAGGACTGTCTAGGTGAATTGTCGACCATGTGGTGAGCATGTAGCTCCCAGGGTTGTATGCAATGTCAGCAAAAATTTGCAGCTGTGTGCCGCCACGCATCAGTCGTATGCCGCCGGTCGTATTGGCTCCGAACGAATAGGTCGAATGGTCTGCGTACACAAGAATTTTGCTGCTGGTTGATTGCGGGGTGATGGATGCTGACACGCCAGTGTCAACCCAGGTTGCGGATGCTGTACCTACTGCGCTGGTTGCCGTTCCGTAGACGACTTGTAGAACGCGAAACGCACCGCGTAGGCCGTTGACCTGTGCAGCTGTGAGGGTTTGCCCAACGGAAAACGACGATGGGAGATTGGTTGGTGATGCCATAAATGTTCCTTACCAGTTCAAACGGTTGGTGTCCAGGATTCCGTTAGTTGCGGAATCTAAATAGAAATAGGGGGTCAGGTCGCTGTCAATGACCGAATAGGTGAATCGGCTGTCGTTTGCGTCGGCCGTGAACGCAACCCCCAAAATGGTGAGCTGGTAGGTGGTGCCACGGAACACCAGGCTGGTTTTGTAGCCGGGCAAATCCCAAAACGCATACCCCAGATCAAGGTTGAAAGTCGACTGCGATGACGCGACTGCTGAAACCTCAGAAATGCCAAACCCACTACGGGAGTAAATGCCCAACAGCCAGTCGCCTAGGTCAGTTGCTTGCGCTGTGTTGACGCTGTATGTCGAGACACGCAAGGTTCGGAATGGGGCTGAACCTGATTCGCGTAGCACGGTCGTGCCGGTGTTCATGTCAACCTGCACCTGGGTGAAATAGTCCTGCGCTAACGAATCAAATGTGAGTGCTTCATAGTCTTGCACTAACGACGATTTGGTCGCATCGGAAAATGTGACTGGCAGTGTGCCGATGAAATCTTTTGTGTTCAGTCCGAGAATGCCCGAACCGTCTTTGATGACAGAACCAGTCGTCGCCGCTGCCGTGTTCACCCAGTTGAGCAATGAGTTGTCAACGGTTGATGCAGCCATTTGCGGGTATGTGCCAGCGGGGTATGTCGAACCCCAGGTCAGTGACCCGATGGACGCCACGGTCGTCATTTGGGTTTGTAGGTCACTAGCTGCGACCGATGTGTTTTCGCCTGATTGCCGTCCCCATTCGGCCATCGCACCTTCACATTCCATTGTCATGAAATCGGCTGCGCCTGTGCCAGATCGGTAGGGCTTGCCCCATTCCACAGTGACATTGCGGATTCGTCCACGCCACATTTCGTACGACCCGCCAGTGCGCTGAAATCGAATCCATGTGCCAACAACTAGGGCTGTGTTGGGGCTGGTAAATCCGTCGGGGTAGCGCATGACAATCGTGGCGCGTGACGGTTCGTAGTTGTCTGTCAGGCCTGATTTCCCGACGAATGCGGAAATGCTTTCAATGTTGGACAGTGGTGTCCAGCTGGTTCCGTTCGTTGAGTAGTCGACCGTGTAGACGATTGGCATCAGGCAACCGTCCGAATGGGGATTGCACCGTTCTGTCGCTGGTAGCGGCGCAATGCGTCCACAATTGCGTTCGGGTCGCCGCCTTGAACGGTCACATACATGTTCCCGCCCTGGTTCATTTTTGACAGCGGGATGACTGCTTCACTCCCGCGCTCACCAATCAGTGCCAGGGTTGGTTTCGTGACGATGCCGCCTTCGGCAAGCATTGGGATGTTCGGAACATCAAATCCCTTGCCACCCAATCCAGGAACCCAGCCGGGAACCTTGAAAGACAATTTGCCGACAGTGTTATTCCATAGCGTTGCCACGCCATTGAAAATTGATTTGTAGAACCCGAGCAATGTTGAGAAATAACCTTTGATGACATCGATTGACCCGGTCACTGCGCCTTTGATGAATCCGAAAACGGAATCGACGACATTGCGGAATCCTTCAAATTTCTTATAGGCGATGACTAGCGCGGCGATTAGGGCAAGCACCCCGAGCACAATCAGGGTCACAGGGTTCATTGCCAGCACAGCGTTGAATGCTGTTTGTACAGCTGTGGCGGCGGTCGTGATTGCTGTCCAGGCTGCTATTGCGCCATTGATGAGCAGAACCGCGCCAGCGATGCCGGCGATGGCTGCGCCGACTGCCAGGAATACACCGGTGTTTTCGGATGCCCAGTTCCCCATGCGGGTGAGCACTGGCAGAACCTTTTCGATGATTGGCAATAGTGCGGCACCGATGGTTTCTTTTGTTTCGGATAGTTGCAGCTGCAAACGCTGAAACTGTCCCTGTGCTGTGTTTGCCTTAGTGGTCGAGCATGCACCTAGGGGTCGAGCTGCTCCCGTGGCAATTGCATGTGGTTGATCGCATGTTCGCCGGCGAGGTTGCTGGGTCTAATGAGTATTCGACGCGTCAGGCCTGTATCAGCACAGCGCGCCAGTCGGGAAAGTCGAGCCTCATCGCCCCCATTATTGGGGTATGGCTGACGACGCTTGCAAAGCAACGGGGCAAGCCCCAAACGGTTCTGTCAACAGCTCATGACCTGTCGTTGGCGTGTCAAATGTTTGAACGGGTCGCCCCTGTGCTGGTTGATGTGTTTGGCGCAAAGGCGAAATGGGGTTATGGCCGAATGGAATTGGAAATGCCCGACAAGTCGAAATGGTATGTGCGCGCCGCCACGCCACGCGCCGGTCATGGGCTCAGCGTGGATTTAATTTGCTCGGACGAAATTATGGGTATTTCCGAGGATGTGCTATTCCACGGACTCAAACCCACCCAGCGTGCACGCAATGTGAAAACAGCTGGAGGCACACCGATGCATTTCATGTATTCGACAGCTGGCACCGAGGCCAGCACCGCAATGCTGAAACTGCGCGAGCAAGGCCTGCGCCTAATCGACCAGGGGAAACCCAGCTCGTATTTATTTATGGAATGGAGCATTCCACCAGGGGTAGACGCATTCGATGAGGCCTACTGGAATTACGCAAACCCAGCACTGGGCTACCTGGTCGACATTGAAACCATCCGCGATGAATCGCAAGATGGAAACCTGGCAGCATTCATGCGCGCATCGTTAAATACCTGGGTAAGTACCGAAAATGGATTTCTCGCTCCGGGTGTCTGGGACAGCTGCACCGGTGAGGGTGCACTGCCAGCTGGTGGATTTCTCGCTGTTGACTCCAGCGTGGACGAATCGCGCTACTGCGGAATTAGAGCATCAGTGGACAGTGGCGGCATCGTGCATGTCCATGTCGAATTTGTGGTGGACACTCTCGCAGAGATGGTTTCGTCTATCAGTCGAGCAATGGAGGCAGACACAGCTCTCACGCTGGCGATTACTCCATCGCTGGATGCTCAGGTGCGTGGATTCGACAAACGCAGAACCACAGTGGGCTATGGCGAGCTGCTGAAATTCACAGGCCTAGTCAGATCTCTGATTATGGAAGGCCGCCTGCTGCATCGCAATGAAAACACACTGAATGACCACATGAATCGCGCAGTGGCAGTCGTTCAGGCGCATTCACTTGTGCTCTCCAGCAAACGCAGCCCCGGCAGCATCGAGCTGGCGCGCTGCTGTGTGTGGGCTGCAGCTCTGGCCTCATCGCCAAAACCACGAGCGCGTGCAGCTGTCGCATTCGCTCGCTAGGGGTGGGGGGTAATTCTCTATCTCTAAATTTCTTGAGATAGTGCTCGCATACCACACAGGCCTGCGTCATACTTGCAACACATGGCGATTTTCTCACGCGACAAGAAACCCCAATTCGGGGCAGCATCAGTGAAGGCCGCAGCAGGAGCTGCAGGCCTCTCTCAGACGCTCGGCTATAACTACGATGCCAGCCGAGATCGGGCAATGACTCTCCCGGTGATCAGTCGCGCGCGCGATCTCATCGTGAGCCTTGTGTCCAGTCTCCCCATTAACGAATATGCAGTCCAATGGGATCAGACAGAGCAGGAATACATCGAGATGCAGCTCCCGGGCGAGTCGTGGATGACACGCCCAGACCCCACAGTCACTCGCCAATTTTTGCTCGCATGGACAACGGACGATCTCATATTTCATGGGGCGGCTGTGTGGTATGTGTCAGCTAGGAATTATGACGGGCGGCCATCGCAATTCATGCGCCTGCCTATGTCTGGGATTTCGTTCCTAGATCAGCCCGGCCAGATCTACACAGCAATGCCGCGCGAAATCGTTTATCAGGGGCAGCAGCTCGACCCACGAAATTGCATTGTGTTTCTCTCCCCGATTCAGTCACTGCTCAGCATGGGATGGCGCGCGATGGAAATCGCACATCGCCTAGACGATGCAGCGATGCGATTCGCGACAAACGAAATCACAGCTGGCTATCTCCAGCAGACCGATAACTCGGAACCATTGACCGGCGAGGAGCTCACAGATCTGGCATCAGCGTGGCAGCAGGCTCGCAAGGTTTCAGCAGTGGGCGCTCTTAACTCAAGCGTTAAATGGGTGGAATTCCAGAGTGACCCATCGAAACTGCAACTGGTTGAGGCACGCCAGCATGCGATGCTCTCACTCGCAGACATTGCAAACATTCCGCCATTTTTGGTAGGCGCTCCCACGAATAATTCGATGACCTACACAAATGCGAAAGAGTCTCAGTATTTGCTCTACAAGTACGCATGCGCCCCATACATCACATGCATTAGCGAGCGCCTGAGCATGGATGATGTGTTGCCACGCGGCCGCACATGCAGACTCGATGTGTCCGAATTTGTAGAT